CTGCCTTCAAATCAACTGGACTAAAGAAAAAGTTTCTGAGTCAGTTGATCGTTCTTATGAAGAGGCTTATGATACTCTTGTTGGTGGTATCCTTCGTTGCTGGATGAAGGCAATAAATAACTTACCAGCTAAATGGAAGACTGAACTTTGCCGTTGACAAAATGTTTTGAGCGTGTTAGACTGAATTCCTAACACAGGAGAATCAAATATGCTTACAAATAAAACTTTGAATGAACTTCGTAATATGGATGTAACCCTTAGTTATACAAACGACCTGTCTCCAAAAGAAAAACAGGATGTTCAGTATATGTTTGAAACTAACTGGGAAAATGAGTTGCGTTCATATAAAAAGAAAAAGCGCGATAAAGAACAAGTTTTTATTGATACTCTTCGCGGGTACATGTGTGAACTTGCTATCAACCGGTGTGTTACAAATTGTAGAGACAATGCCCCAGTAACTAAAGGTGCTGAGGGTCTTTCTTATATGCAGCGTAAGACTGACAAAATTATCGATGGCCATCGTATTGAGGTGAAGTCTTGGAGCTCGTCATATATAAATGTAATGCCTATGACTAAATCTCAGTCTGATTCTATTTCGAGCGCAGTTCATATGAATGATTACTTTCTTATGATGAGTTGGACTCAAATTAAAAAACTTCGCTATCAAATTAAACCTTATTGCTTGATCAAAGCTAAGGAAATTTATAAAGGGTGGAAAGTAATTGACTGGAAATACTCAAACGTAGGTATTGACATTTCTCAGTTTAAAGATTATAATGATTACATTATGTTAGACAAAGGAGTTTTGAATGAAGTTTGATAATGGAAAACCGCCAGTCAATCTTGTTCCGCCCGAGGTAATCGTTGCGGCTGCAAATGTGTTTGGCTTCGGTGCTCAAAAGTATGGTGAAAACAATTGGCGTGTGGACCTAGACAAGTTTCCATATTCCCGTCACTATGCTTCTATTATGCGACATCTTCTAGCTTTTCATTCAGGTGAAGACCTTGATCCTGAAAGTGGCTTGCCTCATACGCACCATGCTTTGACTCAAATGATGATCTTGGTTATGTGTGAAATGCAAGGTAAAAATGTTGATGATCGTTTTGTAAAACCTATTGGTCCAAACGATACTCCAGGTGCAGTGTTTCCCGAATATAATGAATTAGGAGATAAGAAATAATGCTTGTAGTTCAAAACATAAAATATCCCGCAGTTTATACGCATGTGAATAGTACTCAAATTATTGCTATTGTTGCTATTTGGCATGACAATAAAAAGCGTACTTATACACCTCGCTTTTATGTTAACAACTATCAGCAAGGCGAAAAACGACATCCTCAACGTAGTTTTAAATCTTTTAAAACAAAAGGTGAAGCAGTGGCTTGGGCTGAAGAAGTATGTTCTAAATTATCTAAACACGACTCTTTTGACGTGCACTTAAACGAATTTATAAGGAAATAACATGAGATACTATGGTGTAAAAGATATTCGAGAGTTTTTCATTGGTGAATTGTATGATGAAGCGTTTACCATCGATAAAACCGGCCAAAGGACTATTGAAATGATTGGTGCTAGCTTTATTGCTGATGAGCCATCAATCTTTGGTGTACCTAACCAAGAATACATTGATGCTGAACTGGCTTGGTATGAAAGCCAATCAACTAACATTTATGATATTAATGGTCAAATAAAAGCACCACCTGCTGCATGGAAATATTCAGCAGACAAGCATGGTAACATCAATTCAAACTATGGCCACTTAGTATTTTCTGATAAGTATTACGACCAATTTAGTAATGCGTTTAATGAACTTTGGTCTAATCCAGATAGTCGTCGTGCTCAAATGGTTTATAACCGTCCGTCTATTTGGATTGAGTTTAACGAAGGTGGCAAGTCAGATTTCATTTGTACTAATGCTCAAACGTTCTATATTCGTGATGGCCAATTGCAAATGGTATCTCAAATGCGTTCTAATGACGTAGTCTTTGGCTACAAAAATGATTATGCTTGGGCACAATACCTAATGGATAAATTTGTATCGCATTGGAACGATATGGCTGATGCTACTGGTGAACATGGCCGTATTGAAAAAGGTATGCTTATTTGGCAAGTGATGAATTTACATGTATACGAGCGTCACTTTAATTTGGTGAAGTAATGTCTAAACTCATTCAAATTACTGATATAATTGAAACAAAACTTCGTAAAGAAAAAGAACTTGAGTTTTATCAAAAAGAATTAGAAAAGCTTCAACAAAAAATGTATTTTCTTAAAAAAGAAATCGATATTACAAATCTTTGCATAGAAATAATTGAGCAAGAAACAGTAATAGATCTAAAAGAATTAGCTCAGTCTAAAATTCCTATCTTGGGAGAACCTAAAAATAATGAGTGAACAAGAACGTTATCATGATTATATGTTACGCCGCATGAGAGAGGAAGATGATATGAATTCTCCAGTATTTGAAAAAGGCTATCCTTCTTTTAAAGCTGTAAATGGAGGTAAATGGGATCGTCGTTTTCTTGATATGGCTCAAATGATTTCTACTTGGTCTAAAGATCCATCTAGTAAAATTGGCTGTGTTGTAGTAAACGATGAAAAGCGTATTATTGCTACTGGATACAATGGGTTCCCTCGTGGAATTGAGGACAGTCCAGACCGATTAAACGATCGTGATCAAAAGTATCCTCGTATCATTCACGCTGAAATGAATGCATTAATGAACGCTCTTTACAATGGGGTGTCTGTAAAGGACTGTACTTTATATGTGTATGGACTACCTGTCTGTCCTGCATGTACTAAGTGCGTTATTCAGGCTGGAATTAAACGAGTTGTAATACCTACTTCTAAAACAGAAAAAGGCGAATGGGAAAAAGTTTGGAGAGAACAAAGTTTGCCTATGTTCCAAGAAAGTGGTGTACAAGTAATCGATTTAGGTATATAATAATGACATATCTGGTAACAGATAACTGTGTGAAATGTAAACACACAGATTGTGTTGCGGTCTGTCCAGTAGACTGCTTTTATGAAGGTGATGAGTTTTTGGTAATCGATCCAAATGAATGCATTGACTGTGGTGTTTGCGTACCTGAATGTCCCGTTGATGCTATTATAGCTGATGTTGATTTACCAGAACCCGATAGATCTAAATGGATTGAAATTAATACTGTGTATAGCGACAAATGGCGTGATAACAATATTACTGAACAAAAAGATCCATTGCCTGATGCTGAAGATTGGAACGGAGTTCCTAATAAATTTGAAACGTTTGTAGAATGAGTGTACTAGTACTTGGACAAAATCCCGGGAATAATCCGAAGGCGGCGGCTTTTAAAGGCCATACTATTGTTCGCCTTAACGAGTGGTGTGATGAACTTGGTGTTGTTAACTATGGTTTTGCTAATGTGGTAACACACCAAGGCACAGTTAAAATGAAAGATGTAGATTTTGATCGGCTTAAAGATTTAGTTAAAGGGCATTCTAAAGTTTTGGCTTTAGGTGCCTTCGCTAGTAACTGTCTGTCGGTCATAAATAAATCACACTTCAGGCTACCACATCCATCTCCTTTGAATCGGCAGATGAATGATAAAGAGTTTGTGAAACAAATATTAGCCGAGTGCAAAGAGTATTTAAAATAGGAGTTTGAAATGAAGGTTGCTTTTATCTTTGGAAAAGGCATTGAAGGTTGTGGCGTTACAAAAGGTGCTAACATCTTTGAGGATTGGCTAGTATCGCAAGGCCATGAAACTATGGTTATTGATTTTGATAACCAACAAAAATTTGGTCGTGCAAAAGACACTGATTGGAAAGGTACTGTTCTACGTGTAGAAAGTAATCATACAATTGATGATGCAAAACCAGTTCTTGATCAAGTAAATACCTGTGATATTGCAATCGTTCATTCATATCCAACTCGTAAAAATGGAAAGTACATTGACCGGTTCCGTGAATTTGTTGAAGGCATTAAAGATCCAATCATCGTAGTACATGACCATGCAATTACAAAGAACACCATCAATCGTCAAACACAAGCCGCTGAACTCTTTTCTTTGGCAGACATTGGTGTAACACAATCATTTGAAGGTTATTCAAATGAATGCTATCTAGCTACTGATCCTGGGCTTGAAGGTCGTCTAATGGAGAATCCAATCTGGGTTCGTACTGGAGAATATGATAAGTATCGTGTAGATCTATCTGAACGTTCTAAGCATTTTATGTATATGGGTCGTATGTCGACTCTTAAAGATCCAGGCATGATCTGCCGTATTGAACCATATTTAAAAGGTGAATGGGATCTTACTTTGATGGGCTGTGAGCGTTCAATTTCTTCTATTGGAGATCCTGACTCTAAGACCTTAGCTACTGATCCAGCTCCATATCATAAATCTTATCAACCAAAAATTAAGTTCGTTGGTACTAATTCTGAAGGCGAGCATTATCTACCAGCTAAAGAA